TAATTCTTATGTACAATGTTCTGTTGTGAAAGCAAAAGTATATGTGGATCAACATGGAATTAAACGAATAGAAAAGATTGAGGAGCATTAATGAAATTAAAACCAAAATACACCATACCTGTTTTATGGGTTATTATTATTTTTTGTTTTTTAATGGCAACGAGTTGTACAAACAAAGAAAAATACCCTAATAAATTAGACACGATAGCAGAAGCATTATCCAAGTTAAAAAAATGAAGTATTGTATTTACTGGGTTTATAAGGGTTTCTGTCTCTTGTTAAAAGATTGTAAATGTAATAAAGTTGATAAAAATTTAAATGAGACAATAAATAATTGTAATCCTTTTAAATATATATCATGAAACTTTCTGCAAATTTTAATTTATCAGAATTAACAAAATCACAAACAGCTGAACGGAGGGGAATTCCTAATAATCCATCTCCTGGTCAAATAGATAATTTAAAAGAATTGTGCATGAATGTATTACAACCTATTCGTTCTAATTTTGATAAACCAGTTATTGTGTCTTCTGGATATAGATCTGCGGAAGTATGTGTTGCAATAGGTAGTTCTATTACTTCACAGCATACCGAGGGTAAGGCAGCAGATATAGAAGTCCCAGGCATTGATAATAAAGAGCTTGCGGGATGGATTAGACACAACCTAGAGTATGATCAATTAATATTAGAGTTTTACAAAGATGGTGAACCAGACTCAGGTTGGGTTCATGTATCTTATAATGGTGATAATAATAGAAAACAAAATTTAATAGCGTATAAAGATGATAACAACAAAACGAGGTATAGACCATGGTAATAGGTAGATCACAAATGCGTAAACAAGTTGAAGGACAACTACGTGGCGCGAGAAAAAACACCAAAAAGAAACCACTTCGCAAAAAGCCTAAGTCATAGACTATTTGCTCCAAAAGTGGTAAATTCAAAGAAGTTGTACAACCGCAAAAAGGAGAGAATTGTCACTCTCAAAGCGGCCGCTACAAAGCAGGAGGATTAAATGACGAAATTGTGTGCTCGTGGTAAAGCTGCGGCTAAAAGTAAATTTAAGGTATACCCAAGTGCGTATGCTAATGCATATGCTTCAAAGATTTGTGCTGGAAAAGCTAAAGATCCTTCTGGTGTCAAACGTAAGGATTGGGGTCCTAAAAAAATGAAAGGCGGTGGTAAAGTTATGTCTGCTTATACAGGTAGAGCTGTTAGACAGCCAACGGAAACAGATAAAGAATTTGCAATGAGACATGAATATCATACACCTTTTGGAAAACCTGACAAACAAAAACCAGTGAAAGCTGTTTTAGGAATTATGATGGCTAAAAATGTTTTAGAAAGATCTCAAGGAGCTAGAGATATTGCTGGATCCATGGGATTACTTCCAAGACTTGCTGCTGATAAATTTCAAAAAAAAGCAGATGAAAAATCTGAACAAGAAAAAAGAGAAAGAGCTCAAGCTCAGTTAAAAGCTGGACCACAACAAATGCAAAACGGTGGTATGATGAGAGGGTCTGGTGCAGCTATTAGAGGAACAAAATTTAAAGGAGTATTTTAATGTTAAGTGCTTTAGGTAGATTATTATTATCTCAATACGGAAGAAAAGGTGTCCGTATGTTAGGTAAACAACCGTCCATGGTTAAAGTGGATATTAAATCTTCTCAAGTTGCAAAAGAAAAGGTAAGAGAGAAATTTAAAAAAACTGGAGGAAAGGGTATGAAGCTGAAAGAAGCGGATACCACTAAATTTAAGGTAGATGAGTAAAGGATTAAAAAAATGGTTCAACGAAAAATGGGTAGATATTGGAGCGAAGAAGAAAAATGGTTCTTACCAAGAGTGTGGAAGAAAATCCGCCAGCTCTTCGGAAAGAAAGTACCCAAAATGTGTTCCACTTGCAAAGGCCACACAGATGACAAAGTCAGAAAAGGCCTCTGCTGTCAAACGCAAACGATCAGTCCCAAATACTGGCCCTAAACCTATGAATGTAAAAACTAAAATAAAAAAAATGCAATCTGGAGCTTTAACGGTAACTCCTCAAGTTTCAACTGAACAATTTTCAGATGACTTTAGTACAACATCTATTCAAAGAGGAGGTGTTGAAATAGGTAAAGAATTTGATTTTGGAAGAGGTGTTATTAATCCATATATTCAAAAAGAAACAACTGAATCTGAATTTTACCCTACACAAAAAATGACAAGAAAAGGAATTACAGGAAGTTTTGAAAGTGACATAGGAAAATTTGAAGGAAGTTACTCAGACACTCCAATGGGTAAAGATTATAGAATTGGTTTTTCCAAAACATTTCGTTTTAACAAAGGAGGAATGAATAAATACTCAACCATTAACCAAGAAGACACTTATGTAGGAACAGGTGGTTTTGCTGATAGTAACTACCAACAACAAGTTAAAAAATTATTAGAGGAATAATATGGCAACTTCAGGAACTACGTCTTTTAATTTAAGTATTGATGAGGTTATCGAAGAAGCTTATGAAAGATGTGGTGTTCAAACAAATTCTGGATATGATCTTAGATCTGCAAGAAGAAAATTAAATATATTATTTTCGGAGTGGGGAAACAGAGGTTTGAATCTTTGGAAGGTTGAATTAAATCAAGTAGCATTAGTTACAGGTCAAGCAAATTATTCCGTGGATGCTGCAGCAAGCGATGTTTTAGAAGCATATATTTCTAGTTCATCAGGAACTCCTACAACATCTACCAATGATATTGCTTTATCTAAAATTGATAGATCAGCATACTCTGCGTTACCAAATAAAGGTTCTCAAGGTCAGCCATCACAGTATTACGTGGATAGACAACGAACTCCTGTAATATATTTATATCAAACACCTGATTTAAATACTTATACTTATCTAAAATATTATACGATTAACAGAATTGAAGATGCTGGATCTTATACTAATGATCCAGATGTTGTTTACAGATTTTTACCTTGTATGTGTTCTGGATTAGCTTTTTATTTAGCACATGTAAAAGCTCCAGATCGCGTACCTATTTTAAAACAATTATATGAGGACGAACTAATGCGAGCTCTAGATGAAGATGGCTCTAGATCATCTGTTTATATTTCTCCTCAAACTTATTTTGGGGACGGTGTATAATGACTTTCGCAAGAGGATCTAGGTCTAAGGCAATATCAGACCGTTCAGGACAAGCGTTTCCCTATACAGAAATGGTAAAGGAATGGAATGGTTCGTTAGTACATATTTCTGAATACGAACCTAAACATCCTCAAATTAGAAGAAAACATCATAAAGCAGATCCACAAGGATTACAAAACGCAAGACCACAAACGTTTACAGAAAATTCTGGGGGTGGCGGAGCGGCTTATGTTAGTTTATCATTACCAGGTGATTTTGTTTTTCAATCTAATGGTATGATACCAACAGATCCAGAAGCACAATCAAGAGCTAGAGAAGTTTTTGCTTACACAGGACAAGTAACAATAGGAATATCATAATGGCGATAAGTTATAGTAATTTTTTAACACAGGTAAGAAGTTATACGGAAGTAGACTCAAATGTACTATCCGATACATTGATTGATCAGTTTATCAGACAAACTGAATTAGAGGTAGCAGGTCAAGTTGATTATGATGACTTACGAAAATACGCTACAGCTAACTTTATAACAGGACAAAGATATTTAAATAGACCAAGCGATGAATTAATTATCAGATCCTTACAGGTTTTTAATTCAACCGACGCTTCAGGAACAAGAACTTTTTTACAAAAAAAAGATACAAGTTTTATTACTGAATACAATGGATCTGGAGCTACAGGATTACCTAAATACTATGCAAATTGGAGCGAAAATGTATTTTTAGTTGCACCTACTCCAGACAATACCTATCTTTGTCAACTAAATTACATAATTGATCCACCTCATTTTACTTCGACAAATAATACTTTTTTAGCTCAATACCAAGACGGTTTATTGTTATACGGTGTACTTACTCAATGTTTTTCTTATTTAAAGGGACCTATGGATATGTACAATCTATACAAAAGCAAGTATGATGTAAGTATGCAAGCTTTTGCAGTCCAACAAATGGGCAGAAGACGTAGAAGTGAGTATGACCAAGGGGTTCCTAGAATTAAAGTGGAATCTCCGTCACCATAAAAATTAATTAAGGAGAATATAAAATGGCAATTACAACAAACGCAATATGCAATAGCTTTAAAGAAGACATTCTATTAGGGCAAAATAACTTTAGCACATCAGCAGGAAACGTTTTTAAACTAGCGTTATACGATAACACTGCAACTATTGGTGCAGATACAACTTCATACACTGGAGACAGTACAGCAGGACAAGTTCCTGATACTGGTCAGTACGCTCAAGGTGGTGGAACTTTAGTGAACGCATTAGTATCGGTAAATGGAACAACAGCTTTTGTTGATTTCAATGACTTATCATTTACTGGAGTTACTTTAACTGCAAGAGGAGCTTTGATTTACAACACATCAAACTCAGACTCTTCAGTTGCAGTATTAGACTTTGGAGGAGATAAAACAGCAACAGCAGGAACTTTTACAATTCAGTTCCCTGATGCAAACGATACTCAAGCGATTATAAGAATATCGTAATATGAATAATGGCAACTGGATGGGGCAATAAAACTTGGGGCGCATCGGAATGGGGAGACCTATCCGATGAGCTCGTAGTTGTCTCATCCGTTGCTGCTCAAACATCCGTTAATTCAGTAACCACTGAAGCTAACGCAGATGTGTTTCCAACAACTTTATCAGCAACATTTACTCTTCAAGGTGCGGTAGCTGGTGCTTCTGCCGATGTATCTCCAACAGGAATTGCATTTAATATTGTAACAGGAAACGAAGGTATTGGAATTGGGATTCCAGTAACAGGTAGTTCTGCATCCACAAATATAACTGGGGTCACTATTGATGATCAATTCTTAATAGGTTCTGGTTGGGGTAGAGAAACCTGGGGTAGTTTTGTTTGGGGGGATGCTTATTCAGTTCAACTTCAAGGTATATCATTATCCATTGTAACAGGAAATGAAGATGCATTTACAGATATTACTGTAGCTGTATCAGGACAACAATTACAAACAGCAATTACACCAGTTGGAACTTCAGCAAACTCTGATCACGAAATTGCTGCAAGTTTATTAATATCTTCTGCTCAGGGAGACACTACAATTGAAGGTACTGCATTAGTTCAACCTACAGGAATATCTGCATCAGTAAATATTGGAGATGCTGAAGCTGGATTATTATTAGAAGTACCTGTAACAGGAGTTTCAGCTAACATTAACATTGGTAACGAAGATACTTCAGGAAACGCCAATGTATTCCCAAGTGGTGTTTCTGCTACTTTTACTTTAGGTAATGTTACTGCAGTTTCTGTATATAGTGTAACAGGGGTTTCAGCTTCATTTAATATAGGTCAGGTCACAACAGTGGGTTCTGCAACAGTAATTCCTACAGGTATAAGCTTGACTACAGCAATAGGTTCGCCTAGAATTACTGCTTGGGCTGAGGTAAATACTGGTACCCAAGTAACTTGGACAGAGGTTGATTTAGCAGCTTAATAATAGTAATATTGCTTAACAGGAGTTTTTAAAAATTTATGGCATCAAGTTATTCAACAGATCTTAAACTCGAACTTATGGTCACTGGCGAAAACGCTGGTACATGGGGTGATAAAACAAATACAAATTTAAA